CTTCCATTCTTTTTTCCATTCGTTTTCTAAATCATCAAATAAACTTAAAGTATTCTCCATAATAATTTTATTAATTAAAAAAGCCTCTGTAAATCCTCAGGGTCTCATGCTGATTCATTACAAAGGCTAAACTAATTTCCTTGCGTTACCTATTTTGAGACCGTAACGTGTACAAATATAAGACTTATATTTTATATATTAGTTGCTTTTCTTAATAAACTTTTTTGAATAAATACCTCTTCTACTATCGCATTCATCCTCCCATTCATCTAAAAGCCAAACATCGTAGACTAAGTCGGGAAGTATATCCGCTTTTTTGACTGCATCTTCTTTACTGTTTGCATTACCAATCCAAAATGCTGGTTGATTCTCTCTATAATAAAACACTTTGTAGTAAGTCTTCATAGCACTAGGTTATTATCGTTTACAATTTCTCTGATTTGCTCTCGGAGGTAATCAGCCATGTCTAACTCATCGGTTGTGGCTTCCCTATCTTGGTACATTCCATGTTTGGTTGTGTACCTTAATAATTGGTCAAGCTGCATTACTGTATGCTTCCAATCGAAAGCCTCCATTGCTAGTTTAGCGTCTTCTTGGTCATCAAATTCAATTGTTATTTTCATAGTAAAAAAATTAAGGAGGCTTTTACACCTCCGTTTTATTAAAATGGTAAATCAGTATTATTTGAAGATTGCATTGACATTCCCGTAGGCTTTGCTTCCGTTCTTTCAACGTATTCAGCTTTTAAAATCTTTCCATCAGTCCAAGCTACCTTTCCGTTACCTACAAATTTCTTTGGCATTTTTGCTTCTCGGTCTTCTTTCGACTGCGCTACGAAGATACTTGCGTTATTCCCATAGTCATCTTGTTTTTCGTTAATGCTCATGGTATACTTATCGTACCCACCTTGTGCATTCTTAATGCTAAAATTCACTAAACTGCTCATGATAAAATTGTTTTTAGTTGATTATAATATTGACGAGCCTCTTTGACCCGTTCAATTATCTTTGCTTGTGCTTCTTCGTCTTTTTGCACAATGAATCTTTTAATCCTTAACTCATTCGGTATTTGGTCGAAGTTGTGGCTAAGTTGAACTGCATTTCGAACATCTAAGTCCTCATCAATTAAATGTAGTTTCCAATGCTCTCTTCTCACCTCATCTTCTACTATCTCAAATGGTGTATTCATAAGACAATAAACTAACTCACTAGTATCGTGTCCCGTAAGCATCATATACCCTTGCATCTGCCAATAGTAATCTTTATTTTTCAAAGTAGAATCAAACATCGGAAACGTTGAGCCATTCCAGGAGCATTTAATATCAGCTAATAAATTGTCGCTGCAAATATCAGGCTCACCCGTTAACCATTCGTTGTTAAATCTCGTTTCGTTTTTTACTACGAACTCCCAATTAAGCACCTCAGAAGCGAATTGAATTGCTTGGTCTTCCATTTGTATACCTTTGTCAGTATATCGGCTTGAAAAGTCTTTATAGATACCTAATTCTTTCTCTTTAAAGACATCTTGAATGTATGTTTTTGCAGTTTCAGACAACACCTCAGATTTACTCCGAGATTCTGTCATTAACTTTCCTAGTGCTGAACATCTAACTATCATAACAAATTTTTATTTAATATTGGTTTAAAATGTTTAATTAATTTTTTTTCTACTTTATTAACATAAGTCCAATTATAACTATCTAATTCATAACATAAAGCATAATCATAATCTTTTGAATATCTATGTTGATTTAATCTTGATAATATATTTTTACTTTGACCTATGTAAATGCATTCATTGTTTTTCATTAAAAAATAGATTCCACTTTTACTAAAATATTTCCAATTTGAACTATTATGTAAAGGTTTTTTTTGAACCCATCTTTTGATAAAATCAAATTTCATTACAACAAAGAGATTACTGCTTTTTGTACTTCCGTTAATTCAAATTGACTCAATGGCTTTAAGAATTGCTCCTTTGTTATCTCTCCAGAATCAACCTTTGCAAGTCCGTTTTCGAATCTTTCTTGTGGCATTGTAGGCTTTTTGTTAACGTGCTTTGTAACATCGTTAGCGTCATCGTCTTGCATTGATAAACTCAATAATGATTGAACGGAATAACGTCTAAAGTAAGAAATACATCCGCCCAATTTCTGAGGGTCATTAATCTCAGGTAGTTTAATCTCGCTTATAAACTCCTCACCCGTTTCGATGTCAATCACTATGCTTTGCACACATCCATTTGCGATAGGTTGTAAGAGTAGTAAATTGTATTTATGTAGGATTGGCTCAACTACATCTAAAATAGTGTTTAAATCAGCATATTTAGACTTAAAGAAAGGATTGTCAGCAGACTTGTTAATCTTACCAATTGCTTGTTTAGCTAAATGTAGCTTGTAATAAATTCCATTTACTCGTGGAATTGCGTCTTCAAATTTTTCTACGTTTTTCATTTTGTTTTGGTTTTAAATTGTTTACAAATATAATACTTATTAACTAATCAAACTAATTAATTGTATTTTTTTATTAATTCTTCTTGTAATAATCGCATTTGAAAGTAGTTTTCACACTTTAAAATTTTCTCTTCTACCTCCGTAATCAAAGGATTTTGGATTGTTAATTCGTTTTCTTCCAAGTCTCTTAAAATAACTGAATAAACGTATTTAAAATCCATTTCGTTTTTTAAAATATCAAATTGCTTTAATGCATAAACAATACTTGAATGGTCTCGATTCAATTCTTCTCCTATTTTACATAAACTCCAACCTTTGTTTCTAAGGTATTTACTGATAACAAACCTAGCGTAAACTTTGTCTCGTTTTCTTGACTTCGTGTTTACCTCGTATTTTGCAATTACCTCGTTTAATAATTCTTTATTCTCCATCTTCTTTAAAATTTTCTTCACACCATTTGCGGAATGACTGTTGTATATTAATTTGTTGTTCCATTGCTTCCGTATCAGCTGAATCAATCATCCACGAATCAAATGAACGTATTGAATTGATAACCAGGTTACGTTTCATTTTACTTACTCGTTTCATTGGTATATCTTCAAGGAAATCTGCTAAAGTTGGCAGCACCTGGATAGCTAATATTTTTTCGTTTGTTGTCATAATGCTCTTATTTCTCGTTTAACATCAAACCAATAAATTGCTAGTTCGTGATTTTGTAGTTTAACCATTTCTATTCTAATATCTTCAGCTGCAAATAATGCGCATTGTTTAGCGTCATCATGAATAACTACATCGTAATTAACATTTTTATCTATTCCGTAAAAATAACAAGAGTATTTTTTAACTAGTTCTTTGGCTTTTTCTTTTGTTGTCATTTGTTCTCGTTTAATTTGATTCTACGAATTTCATTCATTAACTCCAGGTTGTAAGTTGTAAAATGCTGCTTTCGATGAGCATCGTTAACTCCCATTGGAGGAGTATATGTATTTTCAGCCTTTGTAGGCTTTACATTTTTGTTCAAAAAGTTCTTAATTAGCTGCATTGTGTTTTAGTTTTTTGTAAATTAATAATTCAATTGTTTCAATATATTTATCTAGTAAACAAAAAACGTCTTGTTTTCCGATTTCTACCTCAAGAATATCAATGTAGTTTACATCGTCTTCAAATATTTCGTAGGTAACATCTATGTCTACTCCTTCAATTGTTACTGTTGTTTCGTGTCTCATTGTGCGTTTAGTTTAAGTGTAAAATAATAGTTTTCTGCAACGTCAATTGCTAAAGTGATTTGATTAGCTGAAATCCAATCGCCTTGATTAAGATAAAATTCTTTGATTAATTCTAGTTGTTTAATTGTCTCGTTCATACGTTTAAGATTTATTATTTATTATTGAATTTATCACACATTGCTATTAATTTTTTTCTTGGTAGTTTTTTAAATTGCTCAACTGTCAAATTATTTGCTGTTGCAATTTTTATCATTTTTAAATCTAATTCTTTTATTGTACTCATGTTTTTCATAATGTTTTGTTTAATTGATATAGACAAATATAAATATAATGTTTAAAACTACAATACTTTTTAACAATTATTTTTCATTTATTTTTAGTTTCTCAATGTTTTCAATACTTTCAGCGCATAAAAAAAATACTTAATTTA